TTACTGAATCACATGCGTGTACTTCCGTGAAATCCAACCCTCAACTCCGTCCTGGGCAACCACCGAGACCTTCAACCAAACGCGGTTACTGCTATCAAGAACTTCGAGTGTGGCTCGATCGGGAAGATCTACAGGAATGACCTCTGCTTTCATGCTCGGTCCAGTTCGAAGCCTAACTCCCTGCCCCTTAACAGAACGAAGACTACTCAATAGCTCGCTCGGGAAACTACAGAGCGCCGACCTTACTGCTTTGCCGACTTGATTAGAGGTCATACCAGGCAACCACTTGGCCTGTTGAAAACAAATTTCCTCACGCGCACCATTCATAGTTGCCAAAGTGGCAAACAACATGATGAACAACCTCAGATACTGAAGTAGATAGTTTCTCTGCGCCACCGGTAGGTTTTCAAGATCAGAACCAGCCCTGAGACTCTCAACAATCTCCGCCTCAAGTTCTAGCGCTTCAGCCGGCACAACACGAGCCTCACAATTAGCAGTAATACTGATTTGTGCAGAACTTGTCGCCGACACTAGATTCTGGACATCCACCTTCTCGAGCGAAGATAAAAACTCAAATAGCGGAGTTCCAGAAAACTCAGCAAGAATATTGCTAAAGCTTTTCGATGCAGCGGCTATTTGCTTAGCCTCCTCTGAAACAGCAAAGGCGCCAACGAACTTACTAAAATTATGACTAGCCCGGACCACCGCCCCAACTTCAGGAGACAGTGCAATTCGCCCTACCGCAAGCTGCACACTTCTAATCTTATCAACCAACTCGGGACTAAACGCCACACGTTGGAGAACACTGGCAAAATTAATTGCAGCGCCAATAGCCTCAGTAACGTTTGGAGCGAAAAAATGCTTCGTAACTGACTCGCCCATTACAACAGATCCCACCGCCGCTCCAAGCTCATTAGCGCCTTCGTCACCAGACATTTCTATTTCTCCAACATTTCAACATCGAGCTTCGCCAAAGGATTAAGCGCTACAACTTCAGCCAGATGACCGGGACTGAAGTGCGCATACTTCTGGGTCATTGCTAATGTTGCGTGACCTAAAACACGCTGCAGGGTTAAGATATCGCCACCATTCATCATGTAATGACTAGCAAAAGTGTGACGCAGTACGTGAGTCAATTGCCCTTCCGGAAGCTCCAGGCCGATCTCCACCACAACATCCCGAAACTTGGAATAGCTTGATTTGAAAGGTAATGAAGCACTCAAACGCTTTTGTAGATTTTCAGTAATCGGAACGGTGCGATTCTTACTAGACTTAGTCTTACTGTAATGAATCAAACAGTTTCTGACCTGGCGTGGTAAAAGCCCCTCGGCCTCCCCCCACCTGGCACCTGTAGCAAGACAAACTTCAGCGATTAACCTGACACCTGCATCCCTCGCATCCAAGGCATCGAGCAGCGGCTGAATCTGCTCGACATCAAGAAAGGCCATTTCTGTCTCATCGAATTTGAGCTTACGGACTTTGGCCAGCGGATTCTCACCGGACCATTCTCCGAGTCTCTCCAATTCGTTAAACACCGCTCGTAGGTAGGCGAGTTCATGGTTGAGCATGTTTGAGCTTATCGGCTTAACTGTTCCCTCTTTTTTGCTAAAGCCTCGACCTGGCGTGCTTCTTGTGTGCTTACCCTCAGCACGCTCCGCTCGGTAGGCAGCAAAATGATGAGCCGTAAACTTGTGCACCTTCGGATCACCCATCCGCTCGGCCATGGCTAGCAGCAGGCGCTGACGTTCTTCGCCGGTTTTGAGATTTTGACCGTGCAGCCGGTACCAGAGTCGAACCAGGTCGCTGAGTTTCCGCTCATCCAACTTCGGCGCCTTCTTGAACTCGCCCTTGGAACCATCACCCATTATCCGGCGTTCGACGTGCATAGCTTCTTGCTTCGACTTCACCAGTCGGCGAATGCGCGGGCCCGCTCGACCCTCGGGGCGGCAATCGACAAGCCACTGACCGTCGTCCTGCTTTTTTATCGACATACGGTGCCTACCGTGAGCTCAACTCAAACAGCTGTCGGAAAGTGGCCATCTTACCGGTGGAAGTATCGGTGACCCGCCCCTTGATACGATCGAGGCGAAAGGTCCTTGGCTCCCCTCGCATATGGCAGAAGCCCTTGAAGTAGGTGCTGCTGTTGCCCCGCCCCTTAGAAACAACCTTGTGTACCGTGACTTCGCGATCTGAATCGCCGGTCTCGAAACTCTGGTACGCGAACCTGATCTGTCGTTGCCCTTGCCACAGCACCCGACCGCTATCCATCAAGTCATCATCGTCGGAGTCCGAATAGGTCGAGGGGGCAGGCTGGTACCCCGTTGCACCCAATTCGCGTTGGGGGGTGTACTCCTGGTTCGCACGATGAACCTCTAGCGCTTCATTCAGCCATCCGACGAGCACGGCAAAAACAAGCACTACCGCGACGACCCAGGCCCAGGTGGCCCAGTCAAAGTACCAAAGCATCAGCAGATCGATCACTACAACGCCGCCCATGGGCGCCTTGAACGATGGGTATTCCTTGTTCATAAATCTGTCCTTGTCGTTGTGTGTCAGCGTGGGCTGATTTGTCCGCCATCCGGGGCGGTATCCCCCGTCATCAGCCATAGCGTGTACTTCTTGAAGCGGGGGTGATTGGCGATCTTGAGCAGCGCCGGCGCCCCCAGCTCGATGATCCCCGCCTCGTACTTTCTGAAGGTGCTCTCGCTGAAATCTAGCACCTCGCAGAACTCTCGCTGCGTCAGTCCCTCGGCTTTCCGAATTGCTTTGAGCTTGGTTGGAAAATCCATCACGTCCTCTTGACTTGTTCCTTGCACGGAACAACAATGTTCCTCGCAAGGAACATTTAGCCCCAATATTTTGCCAAGAGGTTAACAGAATGCAGATCGCCATCGACACGCCCTACGTCACCGTAGGCGAGTACGCCAAGCGCTCCGGCCAGTCCGACTCCGCCATTCGTCGCGAGATCGAGCTGGGCCGCTACATCATCCGCCCCAAAGTCGAGGGCTCGAAGTCGGCAGTCCTGATCAACATGGTCCACCTCGCTATGGAAGCGGCCGAGCAAGCAGAACGTGTTCGTGTAGAAGCCAAGCGGTAAGGGTCGAAAATGAGCGCACGCATCAACCCGGAGCACTTCGACCGCATCTACCTTGAGGACGTGATTCCCGCCCTCGAACACGATCCGGAGCTGGGTTTCCAGGCCAAGGACGAGACGAAGGAGTACCTGAACAAGGGCATGTGCCCGAGCTGCGGTAAACGCTCTGTCTTCGTCAAAAAGGAGAAGCCCTATCAGCTCAAGTGCAACAGGCTGAACAACTGCGGCTACGAGGAACGCACCCGCGATCGCTATCAGCACCTGTTCGAAAACCTGAGTGAGCGCTTCCCGTCCACACCCGAGAACCCCAACGCCACCGCTGACGCCTACCTGAGCCGGGCCCGCGGCTTCGATATCAGCAAACTCAAAGGCTGGTACGTCCAGGGCCGTCGCCAGATGAAGCCTTCCGGGATATGGGCCGACACCGTCCGCTTCCCGCTCTGTGACGGGTATTGGGAGCGAATCATTGATGCGCGTGCCATCGCCGGCAATGAGGACCAGAAGGCGGGTATCAAGGCTGGCATGCGCTACACCAACGCCGGCTGGATACCACCTGGGCAGACGATCGAAAAGCACGACCGTGTGTACATCGTAGAAGGCATCTTTCACGCCATCGCTCTGCACCTGGCCGGTTTCAAAACGATCGCCGCGATCAGCTGTGTGAACTTCCCCTGGGACATTGTCGAGGCCAATGCGGGCAAGCTCGTCACCTGGGTAATAGCCCTGGACGACGACAAGGCAGGCCGCACCTACATCCGCAAGCACCTGAAAGAGCTGCGCTCCAGGAAGGAAATCGGCTGGGTCGCGCTGGCTGGAAAGCTGGACTGGGACGACGTCTACAGAGACGGCAAGCTCGATCAGCTGTTCATTGATGATGCCTGCTATCGCGGGCGCCTATTCACCGCCGAAAGTGCCCGCAAACTCGCCTACCTGGTGTACCTGCGCAAACCGGCAGGCTTCTACCTGGTCGAGTTCAACAACCAGTTGTTCTCTGTCCGGGTCAACCAGGCCGAGCTGACCAAGGCCTTGGGCGACGAAAAGCTGGAAGGCAATCGGGACATCTTCTTTGGCGCGTCGAAAGTGGAGCAGGTATCGAACTGTGTCCCGGATCTCGACTACCTGGAGAAGGACGTCATCACCGGGGAGCAGCGCTACCACTTCAGCTTTGCGTTCCCGGACCAAACACGCAACTGCCAGGCTGCGCTGTCCTCGGGGTCGATCGCAGATCCTCGAGGCTTTGTGAAGGGCATGCTGGACTTCACGCCTGGCGGCAACTTCGAAGGCGGCGCTCGAGAGCTGGCCTGGCTCAAAGCCAAGTGGCTGAACGACGAGTACCGCCCCGTTCGAACCGTGCGAAGCCTGCCGTTTCTCGGCTATGACGAAGACACCGGCACCTACTGCTTCCCTGACTTTGGATTCCAGGGCGGGCGCGAGCTGCAGGTGAACAGCCATGGCTTCATCGAGGTTAAGGGCCGAGGGATCAAGACCGCCCTGGCCACCGTCAAGTTCGAGCGTGGGGACGAGTTCGATCCGTCCTGGTTCCGCGACTTCGTGGACGTCACCGGTTTGAATGGGCTCGCCGCTCTGTCCTGGTGGACCGCGACCCTGTTCGTGCAGCAGATCGCCAGTCAGCAGGCGTCGTTCGGCTTCCTTGAGCTGAGCGGTGAACCTGGCTCTGGCAAATCCATGTTACTGCGCTTCCTTTGGCGATTGCTGGGACGCGAAAACACCGAGGGCATCAAGCCAAGCGGATCTGGCGCCAGTGCTGTGGGCCTGCTGCGATCGTTCGCAGAGGTCAGCAACCTGCCGCTGGTGCTGATCGAGTCCGACCGCACCTACATCGATGCACAGGGCCGTACCGTGACCATCCAATTCACCTGGGACGACGTCAAGCCGATGTTCGACTATCACGCCCAGCTACGAGTTACGGGCGCGAAAACAACGGGCAACGAGAAGCGCGTGGACCTCTGGCGCGGCGCGCTGGCCATCGCACAGAACGCAAGCGTCACCGGTGACGAAGCAACGCTATCGCGCATTGTGCACTTCCACTTCACGAAGGAAGGCCACAGCCTCGCCCTCAAGCCCAAAGCCGATCGACTCAAGGCCATGAAGGCCACGCAACTCGGCGGTTACCTGCGCCGCTGCCTGACCAATGAAAAGGCATGGTTGGACCGGTACTTCGAGGCCTTCCAACGATTCGAACGCAAGCTGATGGAGAACCCCGCCATCAGCGAAATGCGGATCTACCAATCCCACGCCCAAGTGCTGGCAGCAGCCTACGCCACACAGATGTTTTTCCCCGACTGGAGCAACCATGACCTGGACCAGTTGGCGGCACACATCGAGTCCCGCGCCATCGATCGGCAGCAGCGCTGCAAGTCGGAAGACCCCACGGCCGCGAAGTTCTGGCAGATCTACCACTACTTGAACGAGGACATGGTGACGACGATCGACGCGGACGGTGAACGGGAGGAAACCCGGGAGACGCTGAACCACAGCACCGACAGAGAGCTGATCGCCATCAACATCGAGCACTTCCAGCAGCGCTGCAGGATGGCCGGCCAAGAGGTAATCCCCGATACACAGCTGCGTCGAGCTCTCGCCAGTAGCACAACCCACAAGTTCATCGAGCTGCGCAAAGCACGGTCACGCATAGAGAAGCGGTCCCTGAACCTGTGGTTCTTCAGCAAGCGTGGCGGGGCTTGAAACGTTGGGGGTTTGCTCCTGTGGGGAGGGCTCCATGGGGTTGAAAGGAATTTGTGCGGAGCCCCCCGTTTTGTCCGGAACATCCGGAACATTTCTAACTTAAGAGAAAAATAATCAATAAATACAGGTAGTTAAATCAAAAAAAACGTTCCGGTAGCACCGGAACAGACCGGAACGCACCGGAACATATTCCGTTCCGGCATGTTCTGGAAATGTTCCGCTTTTGACCCTTGAGTCAACTTCAGCTGCAGCCCAGTAACCATGCGGGATACAGCGATTATCACGGAAAACCACGTTCCGGCATGTTCCGGTAGTACCGGAACGTTTTGGAAAAGCTGGAAGCCACGTATTTCAAGGCCTCCAGAAAACGCCCCCGACAATGTTCCGGATGTTCCGGACAAAACGGGGGACTACACACGGGTGATTTTTTCACCCGCTCAAGGAGAGACGTCATGCACAACAACAACCGCACCCTGGCCACCGTCATGGCCGAAGCCCAGGCCCACCAGCAGCGCCTGCCCGCAATCGTCACCGCTGGCACCCAGGCTCTACACCGCCTGGTGCCCCTTGCCCTGCGCGACACCGGCCAAAGCCGCGTCCTGGGCCGGTTCCTGCTGGGGGTCTACAACGGCGAGGACTTCCCCTTTGAACTCAGCGCCCTGCGCGGCCTGGACCTGCCGCTGTTCGAGGACTGCCTGAAGGTGCTGATGATGGATTACACCCCGGACCTAGAGGTCCACGAACGCATCCAGGGTGGCAACCAAATTTGGCAGCAACTGATCGAGCGATGGGCGCCGGAGGTCGTCGGGGAATGATCGTGCGCTATCTGGTCAACGGCACCCCGAGCGAACTGCCGCTGCCCTCGATCTACCTGGAGAGAGCACGACCGGAGGACCTGGCAGAACTGGTGGCCAGCGACTTTTGGCGACAACGGCAGGACGTAATGCCGCCCGTCCTAAGCCTGATCCACCTGGTGGAGGTGGACGGCTCGGATCTTGGGGTTTTCGAAGTGCGTAGCGAGCTGCGCCCCGTGTTCACCGCTGCCGCGCTTTCCGTTCAACAGAACCAATTCAGAAGGAAACCGAAATGCTGATTCTGACCCGCCGTATTGGCGAAACCATCCGCATCGATGACGACATTCAAGTCACGGTATTGGGCGTCAAGGGCAACCAGGTGCGCATTGGCGTAACCGCGCCAGACGCCGTCGAGGTGCACCGCCAGGAGGTCTACGAGCGCATCTATCGCGAGAGCGCGCAGCTTGATCCAGCCCTGCAGGGCTAGTTGGGAATTGACGGTGCCTAGGAGCGGCAACTCCAGGCACCAGCCACTACGAGAAGGAGAAACACCCTTGAAAGCATCCACCCCAAGCAGCAGCGGTTCGAAGGCTACCACAACGCCGCGCCACCTGCAGGCGACCGCCATTGTCGGCGGCGCCCTCATTGGCTTCCTAGTCATGAAGACGCGGGAAGCGAGGAGCCAGCTGGAGAACGTGACCCACACGGCGTGCCTACAGGGCGACCTGTCCGCCCAGGACGCCGCCCTGGTCCACCAACTGCTGGCGGCATCGCCACGCACCAACCTGATCTGAAGGAGCATGCATCGATGACAACAACACACACCAACTCCCGCAACGCTGACAAGTTCGTGATCCGCCTGCCTGACGGCTTGAGAGGCCGCATCGCCGCAGTGGCGAGCGCCGCGCACCGCAGCATGAATTCGGAAATCGTCGCTCGCCTCACGCAGTCGATCGACGCTGACAACGACATGCACCAGGCCGGCGCGGTAACGGTGTTTCTGCCTGAGGTTGTCACCAATGAAATCAGCGGCCTGGCCCAGCTCAACGAGCGGTCAGTGAACGGCGAAATTACCGACCGGCTCAAGCGCTCCGCCGTCGTGGATCAGCTCAACGACGAGCAGGCCCGCATGATCGGCATCTTGCTGCGCAGGATCGAGGAGCTGGAATCGCGGCTGCAGTTGAAGGGGGCCGCGTGATGCTGATCGACGGCAACCTGGTCGCGGTGACAGACATCGAGATTGACGAGGCGCGGCGTCAGTTGGCCCTGCCTGAAGACTTCTTTCTGATGCAAGCGACCCAACGGCTTTACCACGACCCTGGCGACGGCACCGTGATGATTCCGCTGCCCGCTGACATGCTGGTGGTCAACTTCGAGAACAACACAGGGGACAGGAAATTTGGTGTTGTCCGCATCAACTCTCTTAAATACAAACTAGAGGGATACCAAAAGGATACTTAATAGATATCTACTAGGCATCCATTAGATATCAAAATGAGCGCTGCGGCGCTCATTTTTGTTATTTCATGCAAAGTTATCCACAAGCGCTGATTGAGCTTGCCATCAAGAAACCAAATCCCACACTTACGAGAGAAATTCAACACGCTTAAAATTCTTGACGAACTGAAACTTTGGATCACAAAATATTAGCCATGTGCCATCATGCAAACGGAGTTACGCCATGACACACCCAGCCCCTTGCCTCACTGAGCTGGCCGACGACATTGAAAGCCACGGAAACATGTTGGCGCTTCTGACCGACGTGCATGTTGCTGAACTTTCCCCACGAGGCAGGATTGGCCTGATTCAGTTGTCGTCGGAGTTGATGCGGGAGTACACAGACATCGAAGTTCGATTCAAGCGCTATCGTGCATCGTTGACGCCGAGTTGCTGAAATATCTCCTGCTGCCGGGTCCGGCTCATGCTGCTGAGGCGGTCGAACACGAGGCGGTCCATCATCTGCTCTGACGGCCGCAGCGTGTGGGAAAACGTCAGATGCGACACGAAGCGATGGCCACAGTCCTGGCAGTCACAGTAGAGGGAAACGAACTCCTTGGAGATATCGTTCCTGGAAGAGATCCGGCACTTTCCGCCACATTCCCTGCAGTACACTCGCATAACCCACCCCGGTTCCAAATTGGGCACTATTCTGCCACAGGAAAGTGCCCGCTGCCGCCTAGGCCATGGATTCATTGCGCAACTGGCGCAGGCTCACGCCAACTTATACGGCGATCCTCTCGCAGCAGTTCGTTGACCTGGTCGAACAACTGGCAGATCGGCTTGATCTCATTGTTGGTATAAACACGGTCGATTTTCTCGATATCACCAAACCCGCCGGAGTTTTCTGGAATGATTCCTGCCAACGCGGGATTCATGCGCCAGGCCGCGATAATGTCGTTCCTGGTGATGTTTTTCACCTTTTCCAATTCGTCCCGCGCTTGAAAGTCTCCCACAGGGATAATCTTGATCGCATTTTCCTGCCCCCCGGGAATATTGACGAACATCGAGCGGAAGTTACCTACACCTTTGCTCGCGCTGATCTGCGCCTGCAGGTTCTCTTCGTCCTCCTCCGACAGGTTGGGATCGTTGGTGTAGAAGATGTAACCCGCGTGGGCACCGTTGCTGTAGTAGCGCCGGCGGAACAAGGTCGCGGCCTCGTTGAGCAGCAGCGCCTGCAGGCCGCCCAGGTAGTCGGGCACGCCGTAGATGTTTTGCTCCACGTCGTAGTCCTTGATGTGGATAACCTCGTCCTGTTCGAACTCCTCTTCCTTGCTGTGCGGCAGCAACATGGTGAAGCCGCCATCCACCTTTACCCGCATGTTGAGCGCCGGCAGGTGCTCTAGCTCCAGGGCGTGGTCCGCGAAGTTGAAGTGCACCAGGAAGAACGCTTCCCCGAACACCATGTAGTCCATCGCCGCGCAGCCCATGGTATGGGTGCTGCAGCCTGCCGAGGGGATGAACTCACGCAGCAGCAGGTTGCGCTTGAACTTGGGGATGGCGCCGTGGTGCGCGTTGGCACGCAACAGCCTGGCCAGACCAATCCGCGACACCGGCGGTTTGTACAGGCGGCCGTCGTCGGTGGGAAACACGCCCAGGTACTCGCCCATGTTGGCAGTAAGCACCTGTTCCGGCTCTCCGAACGTGAACACCCGCGTTCGCTGTTCCGCGCTCTGCTGGGTGGGGTGGGTTTTTCTGCGTCGATTGGGCATGGGAAGCGCTCATCAGGTAGCGGCTACGGCGCCGCCGGTTGGTGTTCAGGGGTTCGTTGTGCAGGGCGTGCATCACCGCCCAGGCGATGTCGGCGTGGCCGGTGGCATCCGTCCTGGACGCACTGAAGGTGATCTGACCACCGCCGGTGGTGCCGCGCTTGATGGTCAGGAAGGCCTGGGCGATGTCGGTCCAGCCGGCGTCCCACTCGATCCGCGCCGCACGAATCACGTCTTGGGCTTTGAGCACCAACGTGGTTTTGGTCTCCAGGCTGTAGTGGATTTGCGTGGCGCGGGGGTAGAAGTCGTGCACCAGGTCGAACACGCCGATGCCGACACCGGTTGTATCGATACCGATGTGTTGCACGTTGAAGCGCTCGGTAAGCAACTTCACCTGGTTGGCCTGGTAGGTGAACGACTGCCCCCGCCAACTGTGCTTTTCCAGGATCCTGAATTTGCCGCCCTGCTCCGCCGGCGGAGCCACCACCACACAGGTCGCATCGTCCCGGGTTCGGCTGGGGTCGTATCCCAGCCACACTGGGGCATCACCAAACGGACGGTCTTCGTGGGGCTTGTAGTCGTCCCACAAACCGAGGTCGGAGTAGCAGCTTTCGAGGTCCGCCAGCGCGAACGCTGACTGGGTGCTATCGATGAACTTGCACATGAATAGCTGCTCGAAACGCTCTTCGTCGTTCTCCAGGCGTAGGCGATCGATATCGAACAGGTTGCAGCCGCCGGCGATGGCGTCTTCCAGGGTGATGATCTTGCGCCACTGCCCATCCGGGCAAAGCGTGCCGGCGTGGACCTCGGCATCGCTGGGCCAGACGCCGGCCTTTTTGGCCCGCTTGCTGTTGCGGAAGGTCTCGCCCGTCCAAAACGGATAGGCCTCATGGGTGACCGCGCTGGGGGTCGAGAAATACGTCTGCCGCCACTTCGCATGGGCGGCCATACCGCTGGCTACGCCCTGGATCTTGTCGAAGCGCGGAATCCAGAAGATTTCGTCCACGTACAGGTGCCCGTGGTAGCTCTGCGCGGTGTTGGCGTTGGTGGACAGGAAACGCAGTTCGGCCCAGGGCTTGCCGTCCTTGCTGAGCTTGATCGGGTTGCCGGTCAGCTCGATGTCGAACCACTTGCTGGCAAACTCCACGATGTAGCTGCGAAACACCTCGGACTGGGCACGGCTGGCCGACAGGAAGATCTGGTTATCCCCCGTCAACACCGCGTCCATGAAGGCCTCGGCAGCAAAGTAGTAGGTCAGGCCGATCTGCCGAGACTTGAGGATGTTGCGGATCCGCGCCGTCAGCGGGTTCTTCTTGGCCTCGAACAGCTCCAGCTGGTAGTTGAACATCCTGGAGGTGAATTTCTCCAGGAAGTCCACTTCGGTCAGCTGGCTGATGTCGTTCTTCAGCGCCTTTTCCCGCTTCTTGCTGCCCCGCTCGCGACGCTCCTGGTTCGGCGCCTGGTCGCGCTCCTGGCGCTTGCGCGGGGCATCGCCATCCGCCGGCGCAGGTGGCCGGCTCGACTGTTTCAGCAACTTATCGCGGATCGAGGTCAGACGGTCCAGCTCGTCCAGTTCGGCCTTCGTCAGCGTTTCCTGCTTCTCCAGGATGAGGGTGATTCGCCGGCTCACAGCGGTCACCGGCTCTTCATCCGTCAGCATGTCGTCCCAGCCGCCCTGTCGGATCCAGTAGTAAATGATCCGCACGTTGGGCAGCTTCAGCTGAGCCTGGATTTCCTTCACCGATGCTCGGCGCAGGTAGAGGCGTTTAGCGGCCTCTTTGACTTCGATGGAGTAGTTCATGGGCCGCAGTCTATGCGGCGAAAAACCTGAAAACGCGGGGTAAAACTGCGTGAAATTCCTAGATCGTGGAAATAGGAATTTCGCTCAAACAAAGCGTTTGGCCGGTGCCGACCGGCTCCCTATCGTGGCGCTCATCGACCACCACCGAGCCACCCACAATGCCCCGTTCCCTTGTCTCCTACTGGAAGCGTGTCGCGCTCAGCGGTTACACCGCCGACAACCGCGAGATCACCGTGCAGGAACTGGTCGATTGTGCCGAGACCTACAAGCTCACCACCTACACCGCCGTGATCTGGAGCGAGCATGAACGCTGGCCAGGCTCCCACGGCACCGTGTTCGCCGTGCGCCTGGTCACCGAGAACGACGACCCCGAGCTGGAGCCCGGACAGGTGGCCTTGGAAGCGCAGCTCAAGCCCAACGACAAGCTGCTGCACCTGAACGACCAGGGCGAAAAGCTGTTCACCAGCGTGGAGATCACCCCGAATTTCGCCAACACCGGTCGCTTCTACCTCACCGGCCTGGCCGTCACCGATTCACCCGCCAGCCTGGGCACCCAAGAGCTGTATTTCTCCCGTGGCGCCCGCAAGGGGCACCGCTACGCCAAGACCTCCTACTACTGCGCCGCTGTGCCCCTGGATTCCCTGCGCGAAAGCGGCCAGCAACAGGGCGAGCTGCGCCGCTTCTTTTCCGGACTGGCCGGCCTGTGCAAGCGCTTCGCCGACATCACCACCCCTGATACCCCCTCACCCGACGAGAACCAACCAATGGATGAAGCAACTGCCAAGGCGCTGAAAGCGCTGTATGACCAATTCGTGATCCTGCTGGCCGGCATGCAGGCCGTGCTTGAGCCGGTCGTGGAAGAAGTGGACGACAGCGAGAACAAGGACGCTGTCGATGCCGTGGGCGCCGCTGTCCAGGACGTGGTGGATGAAGCCGACGAAAACCGCGAATACAACCGCAAGGGTGGTAAGGGCGGCAACAAGCAGGTCAAGGAGCTGAGCGCCCGTATGGATGAACTGCAGGAAACGATGACCCAAATGTTCAACCAGGCATCGAACCGCCGTCAGGTACCACGCACCACCGGCCCGGCCAACACCAAACGCGGCAAGGGCCTGCGCTAATGGCCGCCCTCTCGCAGCGCGCTGCAGCGCAATACCTGCAGCTCCAGGAGGATCTGGCCGAGGCGTACAACACCGGTGACGCCGCCCGCACCTTTGCCGTGGAGCCAACCCACGCCCAAGAGCTGAACGACCAGATCACCGAGCGGGTGGACTTCCTGGGCCGTATCAACGTCGTGCCGGTCAGCGAGATCAAGGGCGAGAAGGTACTACTGGGCCTGAATGGCCCGGCCACCAGCCGCACCGACACTGACAAGAACGACCGCGAGCCGCGCCACCTGCTCGATCTGAAGAACAACACCTACGAGCTGTTCCACACCGAGACTGACGTGGCGCTGAAGTTTGCCACCATCGACGCCTGGGCCAAGTTCCCGGACTTTGCCCAGCGCTACCTGGCGGCGGTGCAGAAGCGTATCGCCCTGGACCGCATCATGATCGGCTGGCATGGCCTCAGTGCAGCGAAGCAGACCGACCTGGCCAACTTCCCGATGCTCCAGGACGTGAACAAGGGTTGGCTGCAGATCGCCCGCGAGCAGATCCCCGAGCAGATCCTGAAGTCGGACCCAGCCAAGAAGATCACCCTGGGCAAAGGCGGCGACTACGAAAACCTCGACTCCGCGGTGCATGACGTCAAGCAAATGATCGACCCGGTATTCCGCGACGAGGGCGACCTGGTGGCCATCGTCGGCTCGGATCTGCTGGCCCACGACAAGGGCCGCCTGTACGCCGCCCAGGGCCAGACACCGACCGAGAAAGAGCGCATCGAGGATGCCCAGGTGATCGCCACGTATGGCGGGCTGCCGTCCTTCCTGATCCCGTTCTTCCCAAGCAAGGGCATCGTCATTACCTCCTGGGACAACCTGTCCATCTACTTCCAGGACACCAGCTGGCGGCGCCACCTGATCGAGAACCCGAAACGCTCCCGTACCGAGGACTACAACGGGCGCAACGAAGGTTACGTGATCGAGCAGTTGGGTAAGTTCGCCGGCCTCGAAGCCAGCTCTGTGGAGCTTGTGTGATGAGCCTGGCTCTGGCCCACAAACGGCGGATCCTGGAGGAAGGCGTGGCGGTGTTGGCCAGCAGCCTGGCCGCTGCCGCACTGCCCTACTCCCCCAGCGAGGCGTTGAGCAGCCCGGCTAATGCCGCCAAGCATCTGGCCCTGATGGAGGTCGGCCTGGGCGAGGACCTGGCCCGCCTGAGCGATATCAAGGGCCTTTCCACTCGCCAGGACCTCAAGCGCAACGAGCTGCTGCCCAAGTACCAGGACTACGTCCAGCGCTATGTCGAGTCCGGCCTGGTCTTTCCAAACCGAGTGCTCGTCCAGGTCATGGTCTGGCTGTTCGATACCGCTCAGTTCGAGGACGCCCTGGAGCTGGCAGACATCGCGATCGAGCAGGGGCAGGAAATGCCTGAGCGCTTCAAGCGCCGCGACATCCAGACCTTTGTCGCTGATGCCATCTGCGAGTGGGCCTATGGCGAGTATCAGGCGAAGCGCAGCCCAGAGCCGTACCTGTCCAACTTGCTGCCGCGTGTCGATGGCGAGTGGGAGCTGACAGAACAGATCCCGGCCAAATTCCACAAGCTGATCGGCATCCGTGCACTGGAGGCCCAGGAGTGGAACAAGGCGATCGAGCATCTGGAACGTGCCCAGGCGCTCTATCCCAAGGTCGGCGTAGGCACTCGTATCGAGAACGCCCGCAAGGCTTTGAACAAGCAGCAAGCCGCCGTCGGCGGCACTGAATAACCGGCTACCCCCCCAGCGGGAACCCGTGAAACGAGTTGGCCATTTATGGCCCATCCCGTGGCAACGGTGTCTCCCGCCCTTTTCGAGTGACCAGCGATGAGCTTTTCAGGCAAACCCACCACGGTCGTAGAGCAGACCATCGAGAACAACGGCTTCTGGCCGGACCTCTCGCTGGCTGAATACCAGAAGGCTTACCGTCTGCCGGGTGAGTACCTGAGCGAGGTGCTGGTCACTCAACTTGAACTGGCCATGGGCGATGTGAACAGCGACCTGGCCCGTCTGATGGCCAGTTGGCAAAGCCTCGGGATCACCGAGGTGGCTACCGCTGACCCGCTGCTCCTGCAGGAGCGGGCCTACAAAGTGAAGCTGTACAAGCGCGCCGTGTACTGCCGGGCCAAGGCCACTGCCCTGACCGACTTTGCGACCGTTACCCGTCGCGAGGTGGCCGAGAATACCGGCAAGGAAGCCCCAGAGCGTGCCGATACCTTCCTGGCCTTCAGCCAGTCCGCTGTCCGTGCCTTGCAGGGCCGCAGCCGCATCACGGCGGCATTGCTGTGAACCTGCTGCGCGCCCTGACGGCGTACCTACAGGAGCAGAACCTGGTGCTGCCTGAGCAGCTGGACAGTTGGGTCGACCAGGTGAACCTGGATCTGATCTGGAAGCCCACCGGCAACGGCGGCATGCACATGGGCGACATGCGTTATCGCGCTGTGCTCGTCCTAGAGCGCTTCGCCGGTAACCCCGCGCTGCTCATGGCCCTGGTCGGCTCGTGGTTGGAGTCGAACGACCCCGACCGCGACGACGGTATGCCGGTACCGGCCTTTGCCGTCGAGCCCCTGGACAACGACCTGTTCGACGTAGAACTGACCATCGAATTCGAGGAAGGGCAGCACCTAGTCGAGGATCCGAACGGTCAGATCGAGTCCGGCGGCAAGAAGTACGGCCTGGGCCAGGCCGAGCTGTGGGTGGCAGAACAGGGCGAGGTGGCGCATGGCGCGTAGCACCCTCGACCTGGACGTGCGCGGCCTGCTCGATGCACAGGCCCTGCTAGATCTGCTGGTACTGCCGCCTAAGCTGCGCCGGCGCCTGCTCAACCGCCTGGGCACCCGTGCCCGAAGCCTGAGCCGCAAGCGCATTCGCAACCAGCAGAACCTGGACGGCTCGCCATTCGCCCCACGTCGCGATGCTGACGCTGGCAGGAAGAAGATGGAGGCAGGCCTGGGCAAGCTGCTGCAGGTCACCCGCGTGGATGCCGATGAAGCCGTCCTGGGCTGGAAGAACAACCTGACCAGTTGGGTGGCCTCCCAGCAGCACAACGGCGCATCCGAACGCCGCACCGCGCAGCAGATGCGCCGCTGGAACCGAGTCGAGGAAGGCGCCAAGAGCACCGACAAGCAGGCCAAGCGGCTACGCCGACTGGGCTTTCGCGTGCGCCAGGCCGGCAAGAAGCGGCTGAGCCGTCCTCCAGTGTCATGGATCCTCGAGAACGTCAGCTACATGCAGGCCGGCGTGCTGATCCGCGTTCTGGACGAGGAACGCGGCGAGTCCACCGGCGCGCAGAGCTGGGAAATCAAGCTGCCCAAGCGGCAGTTCCTGGGCGCTGGCAACGAGCAGGAGAACCGCGACCTGCTCAACCTCCTGCTTGATCAAATCATCAACTCACCCCGTTAACGAGGCATCACATGGCACTCGGCAAAGTCAGCGTGAACAATCTCAACCTCGGCCAGGGTGCCGTGACCGAGATCGAGCGCTATTTCCTTTTCATCGGCCCTGCCGGCAAGAACGTCGGACAGCTGCTGCAGCTCAACACTGACAGCGACTTGGACGCCATGCTGGGCGTGCCGGCAAGCGACCTGAAAACCCAGGTGACCGCCGCCCGCCTGAATGGTGGCGATCGCTGGGCCTGCCTGGTAGCGCCGATCGGCGGTGAGAACACTTGGCAGAGCGCGCTGGAGAAGGCCCAACAGCAAGGCTACTCCGTGGAAGCGGTCGTGATTACCACCCCAGTCACCGCCGGCGCCGAGCTGTCAGCAATGCACGACGCGGCAACCTCGGTAATCAACACCTACGGGCGCCGACTGTTCGTCATGGCCGCTACTGTCGGCATCAGCGCCGCACAGACCTGGTCGGAGTACGCCGCAGCCCAGAAAGCGATCACCAAGGACTTGGTGGCGCCGCGTGTCCTGGTTGTGCCCCAGTTGCACGACAACGACCTGGGCGTGCTGGCCGGGCGTCTGGCGAACGCTGCCGTCAGCATCGCTGACAGCCCCATGCGTGTGGCCACCGGCGCCGTCCTGGGCCTCGGCGCGGTGCCGAAGGACAAGGAAGGCATCCCGCTGCCGTCTGCCATCCGCGCCGCCCTGGACGCCGACCGGCTCTCGGTTTCGCAGACCTACCCAGACTATCCAGGCGTTTACTGGGGCGATGGCAACATGCTCGACGCCCCGGGCAGCGACTACCTGGTGATCGAGTACCTGCGCTTGGCCGACAAGGCTGCCCGGCAGATCCGCCCGCTGCTGATCCGCCGTGTGGGCGATCGCCGCCTGAACAACAGCCCGGCCAGCATGGCAGCAGCGGTCACCGCCTTCATGAAGCCGCTGCGCGTGATGGCCAAGGCCACCACCTTCGCCGGCGAACAGTTCCCGGGCGAGATCAAGCAGCCCAAGGACGGCGACATCGTCCTGACCTGGGTCACCAAGACCCGGGTGGAGGTGTACATCAAGCTCACCCCGCTGAACTGCCCGAAAGACCTCACCGCCAACATCGCACTTGACCTTTCGAACGAGTAAGGAGCCCGTATGTCCCGCATTGGCGGCAAGAACTTCGATATCGCCCTGGGCGACCTGCAGGTGCACGTCGAGTCCTGCACCCTGGATATCACCGACAACAGCGCCGTGGCGCAAACCCGGGGCGTGCCTGATGGCTATGTCGACGGCGACGTGACGGCCAGCGGTGAATTCGAGTTCGACAGCATGAACTTCAACCTGCTGATTGAGGCCGCCCGCACTGCCGGCAGCTTCCGCCAGCTGAGCGTCTTCGACACCGTGTTTTTCGGTTCTGCAGGTGACCAGGAGCTGAAGGTGGAGGCCTTCGGCTGTCGCCTCAAGGTTTCCAGCCTGCTCAGCGTCGACCCCAAGGGCGGCGAGAAGTCCAAGCACAAGGTGCCGTTCGACGTCACCAGCCCGGACTTCATCCACATCAATGGCGTGCCGTACCTGGCCGCGTCCGAGATCGAGGGCCTGAGCTGATGGTTTGCCCGTTCGATCGCGCACAAGCCCTGGAACAGCGTCAGCGTGACCAGGCGATCGCCGCCGCCCTGGCCAACGCGCCGTCGAGCGGGCCGAGCCTGACCCATTGCGAGGACTGCGACAGCCCGATCCCGGAGGCGCGCCGCGCCCTGGGTGGGAAGACGCGCTGCGTGGCCTGCCAATCCACTTTCGAGAAAGGGGGCCAGCGATGAGCGCGAATCAAGCTGCCCAGGACACCGCCATTGCCGTTGCCAAGGCGGCACCCGCGATCGGAGTGGCCGCCACCGGCGCGACAGGCACCGTCGACTGGTCGTCGGTCGCCTACATGCTGACCGCGCTCTACATGGTGCTGCAGATCCTGCTGCTGGCCCCCAAGTACCGGCAGATGCTGCGCAACTGGAAGATCAAGCCATGAGCCTGCGCAACAAGATTATCACCGGTTCTATCACCCTGGTGCTGGGCAGCAGCACGCTGATGGCGTTCCTGGGCAAGTGGGAAGGCGAGGGTCAGAACGTGGTCTACGCCGACAAGCTGGCACGGGGCCTGCCGACTGTATGCATGGGCGTCACCCGCCATACCAGCCCTTACCCGGTGATCGTGGGCGACTACTGGTCCCCCGAGCGCTGCGCCGAGGTGGAAAAGCTGGTGGTCGAGAAGGGCCAACTGGCCCTGGCCGACTGCCTGACCAACCCCAACATCACCCAGGACACGTTCGACGCCCTGAGCAGCCACGGCCACAACGTCGGCGTGCCGTCGACCTGCGCGAGCCGCGCCGTGGGGCTCATCAACGCCGGGCGCATCAAGGAAGGCTGCCGGGCGCTGGCTTGGGGCGCCGATGGCCGCCCGGTCTGGGCGTACGTCACCGACGCCAAGGGCAACAAGCGGTTCGTGCCCGGGTTACATGCTCGCCGGCTCGAGGAGGCGCAGCTATGCGCCGCCTGATCCAGCAGGTCCTGGGTGCCTTGCTGCTGGCCGGCGCCACCTGGTTGCTGTTCGACCGGGTCCTGGAGCAGCGCGACACCGCCCGATCGGAGCGCGACCAGGCCCAGGACGAGGCGGCAGGCCTGCGCGAAGCCGCCCGTATCACCGGTGAGCGGCTGGCCCAAGCCGCCGCCCTGGACAGCAAACACACCCAGGAGCTGAGCAATGTGCTCAAGAACAACCAGGTTCTGCAGCGCGCTGTTGATCTTCGCGATCAGCGGCTGCTCGTCAAAGCCAGTTGCCCCAACGCCGCAGTGCGCACCGATTCCGCCGGCGCCGGCGTGGCTGATGCAGGAACCGCCGAACTCGCAGCAGACGCTCGACCGGATTATTTCACCCTCCGCGATCAGCTCGCCCTCAGCCGGCAAATGATCCTCGGCCTGCAGGAGCGCGAACGCAGCTTCTGCACCAACACCCCAACCACTACTGGAGCAACACAATGACCGACCGCCGCGAGATCACCCTGGAACTGGGCGAACAGGAATTCACCTTCACCCTGACCCCGGCCGACGTGACCAAGTATTTCAACAGCCTGAACCAGAACAACAAAGTCGCGCCGGCCAACAACCTGCTGGTCACCACCGTGGACCAGGAGCAGCGCGCCACCCTGAAGCCATTCCTGGGCAACCCGGTGATGACCATGCAACTGGCCGGCGCGCTGCTCGAGGAGTACGGCCCGAACGTTGAAATCATCGTAAAAAAGTCCTCGAGCACGCTGACCGCCTGACCGAAAACGGCCTGGGCCAACTGATGGCCATCACTCAGCGCTGGCTGCCCGGCGCTGAGCCGTCGATTGAGAACATGGGTCTGGCCAAGTGGCTGGACGATGAACACTGGAGACGCATGGAGATCGCCGTGGCCAACGGCATCGCCCATGCACTCAACGGATAACCCCCCATGGCTGACCGCTCCTCTCGCCTGGACTTCATCCTGGCACTGACCGACAAGGTCACCGCGCCGATCGGCAAGGTGAAGACGACCTTTTCCGACCTGGCGGACCAGAGCCAGGAGAACTTCAAGCAGATGGGCATCGGCCTGGCGGGCGTGACCGGCAGCTTCGTCGCCATCAACGCATCGCTCGAGCCCGCGCTGGAGATGAACCGCGCCCTGGGCGACGTCCGATCGCTGGGTGTAGCCGAGAACGCCCTGGAGTCGCTGAACGCCAAGGCCCTGGAGTTTTCAGTTGCCTACGGCGAGAACGCCCAGGAGTTCGTCGCCTCGGCGTACAAGATTCAGGGCGCGGTCGAAGGCCTGGCCGGCACCCAGCTGGCCACCTTCACCAACACCAGCGCCGTGCTGGCCAAGGCCACCAAGGCCGACAAGGAAGTGATGAGCGAGTACGTCGGCACGCTCTACAACCTGCAGAAGCAGCAGGCTGACGCCATGGGCGCAAACCAGTGGGTCGAGAAGTTGGGCGGGCAGACAGCGCTGGCCACTCAGCTATTCCGCACTTCCGGTGAAGCCATGAAGGACGCCTTCAAGGAGGCCGGCGCGATCGCCACGGCCTCCGGCGTCGACCTGGCCGAACAGATGGCGGTGATCGGTACCCTCTCGTCAACCATGGAAGGCGGCGACGCCGGCGGGCGCTACAAGGCGTTCTTCGAGAACATCGCCAACGCCGGCGACAAACTGGGGATGAAGTTCACCGACGCCAATGGCAAGGCCCTGCCGATGCTCGACATCCTAGGCAAGCTCGAGGGCAAGTACGGCGACCTCAAGGGCGCGGCGGCAAACACCAAGCTGGTGGAGGCCTTCGGCGGCGAGGGCGCCCAGGTGATCGGCGCCCTCGCCGCAGATACCGGACGGCTGCGCAACGGCATCGAGCAGTTGGGAAAAGTACACGGGCTCGAGCAGGCCGAGCGCATGGCTAAGGCCATGGTTGACCCCTGGCAGCAGTTCGGCGCCGCAGTACAGGCCCTGCGCATCGCCTTCGGCCAATCGCTAATTCCCGTGCTTACCCCACTGATGGACCGTCTGGTCGGCATCGCCAGCACGCTGACCCGCTGGACCCAGCTGTTCCCCAACATCACCCGCGTGATCGGGTTCGCTACGCTGGCTATCCTCGGCATGGCTGCCGGCATGGGCCTGCTCACCTTCGCTGTAGGCCTGGGCCGGTCGACCTGGTTGTCCCTGGTCACGATCTGGAAAGTGCTGACCTGGACCGGCTGGAAGAGCATCGCGATGTTCCTGTACCACACCGTGATGTTCACGTTGTTCGTGGCCGGCATGGTCGCCATGTACACCTGGATGGGCCTTGTGCGCGTGGCGATGCTCGCCTGGCAGGGCGTGATCTGGCTGGTGAACGCGGCCCTCAGTGCGAACCCGGTTGGGCTGATCGTGATCGGCATCGCCGCGCTGATCGCCCTGGTGGTTGCGGCAGTTGCCTATTGGGACGAATGGACCACGGCCCTCATGAACACCGCCGCGTTTCAGTTGATCAGCGAGCAGTTGCAGGCCCTCTCGGCATGGTTCGACACCATGGGCGGCTGGTCCGGCATTGCCAAAGCCGCCTGGGACGGCATCGTCTCGATCTTCCAGAACGCAATCAATGGCCTGATCGAACTCATCAACAAAATCCCCGGCGTGAACATCGAAACTCGCCTCGGTGACATGCCGACGATCCCCGGTGCCGACCAGGCGGCAATGGCTGGTGAGACCGCCAGTGTCTCGCAGAACGCCCAGCAGGCTCTTAGCGCCTCGGTACCAAGCCTTGCGCCGGCGCGACCCAACGCCGTGCCCAAGGGCGGGCTGCTGAGCAGCATCCAGAACACCAGCAACCAGACCAACACCGGCAACAAGGTGGAGAACGTGAACATCTACAACAGCCAGCCCATGGACGCTCAGCGCCTGGAAGGCATGCTTGAAATGGCGGTGGGTTGATGGACGGCCAGTACATCGACCTGCTTATCCAGGACAACGACCTGGTGTTGGACCTGGCCCGCCAGCCCGAGCCGATCGCCGACCGTGCGAGCATCGCCCAGGACATCGCCCACATGATCCGCGACAGCGGCCTGCTGATCACTCTGGTGGCCGAGCGTGACCGCTTGCGACAACGCGACTGCATCCAGCAGCTGGAGCTGCTGGTGGAGAACGACGAGCGCCTGGTGCCGGGTACCGCGCAGATCATCGAGCAGGAGCCTGGTGTGTTCCTGGTCACCGCCACCACCCTGGAGTTCGGCATGGTTGAAGTCAGCGGGGTGTCGGCATGAGCGACGTCGATTTCCAGCAGGCGCTGGCCGACGCCGGCATTCCGACCACCGAGGCGGGCCTGCGCCAAGCCTGGGAGGCGGAAGTGGCCGCCCAGGGCAGCAAACTGAGCAACACCAGCGCCTACTCGCCGTTCTGGCGGGTGGTTACCGCCCTGGTGACGAAGCCAGTGCTGTGGCTACTTGGCTTTGTCAGCGGTACCGTGCTGCCCAACTTCTTCGTCAAAACAGCGACCGGTAGCTGGCTGGAAATGCTGGCCTGGGCGGTGGATGTCACGCGCAAAGGCGCGACCAAGGCCACTGGCGTGATCCAGTTCACCCGCAACGCGCCGGGCGGAACGCTGGTGGTGCCTGCCGGCGCCGTGGTCCAGTCGCCGGCGATCAACGGGCGTGTCTACCAGCTGGTGACCACCGCAGAAGGCCAGTTCAGCGACGGCCTGATGCAGTTGGACATCCCAGTCGAGGCCGTCGAGGCTGGGTCTGGGTTCAACCTGGCCCCGGGTTACTACGCGATTCTGCCGGTGCCGGTTCAGGGCATCGCCCAAGTGGCCAACGGTGAAAGCTGGCTGGCTACCCCGGGCGCGGATCCTGAACCCGACGACGAGCTGCGTCTGCGCACCCGCAACCAGTTCAGCGCTGTCAACCAGTACCACACCGACGCCGTCTACCGCGCCATGATTTCGGCCTTCCCGGGTGTGCGTCCCGATGGCGTTTACTTCCAACATGGCGCACCGCGTGGCCCAGGCAGCGCCAACGCCTATGTGCTGTTCGACGCCGGCGTGCCGGCGGATACCTACCTGGCGCAGATCAATGCCCACATCCGCGACGAGGGCAACCACGGCCACGGCGACGACTTGCTGGTGATGGTCATGCCCGAGACGTTCCACGACCTGGTGGTGCAGCTGTGGCCCCGTTCCACCCTAACTTCCGAGCAACGCAACAAGCTTGAGGCGGATGTGGGCCAGTTCATCCGCGCCGCATTCCGGGAAAACAGCGAGTACACGGCCACACTGACCTACCCACAGGCGCGGTTCTCCTTCAGCCGCCTGGGCGAGGAGTTGCATCAGCAGTTCGCCGGCATTGAGTCGTTGCACTTCGAGAACGCCGACATCGTGTCGGAGCTGAGCATTCCGCGCATCCGGACGCTGCAGGTGGTGCCCCGTGATTAAGCTCGATCTGAAATTCTGGCTCGCCGGCACCGAGCTGACCAAGCTCAAGCTGGCCGCGCAATCCTGGTGGGAAAAGGTCGAAGGCTGGCTGCGCTGGCCGCTCCTGCAGCTCGACGCCGAGACCTGCCACCTGACCATCCTGGACCTGCTGGCCTGGCAGCGGGACATCAACCGCTTCAAGGGTGAGCCCGAGTCGCTGTACCGGCTCCGGGTCAAGCACGCCTTCGTCAACGCAGTGGACGCCGGCAGCACCGCCGGCATGAAGCGGATACTGGTGCGCCTGGGCGTCGGCTATGTCGAGATCGAGGAGCGCAAGCCAGACCGGGACTGGGACGTGGTCCTGCTCAAGCTCAGCAACAACCAGCTGGCCGACAACCCGGAGCTGCTGCGCGTTCTGATCCAGCAATACGGTCGCACCTGCCGCCGCTACGACTTCGTGACTATCACCCCCGTGACCATGGGCGTAGCCCTGGTGCACTTCAACGACGACCAGCAGACGCTCGTCGCACGCCTGTAGGAACTCCCATGGCAAGCATCACCCTTGCAGGCGAAAGCCTGATTGCACAAAAGCAGGCCGCGCAGCAGGCCCTGGTTATCAAGCGATTCATCTTCGCCAACGTTCCCGGGCTGGACCCGGCGGCAGCGGTCAACCGAGCCGCACCTAAGCCCGTGGCCGCGCAGATCGTGTACACGGCCAACATCGCCAGTGGTAACGCCGGGTACGTGAACCCGAATCAGGTGGTGTACAGCCTGCAGGTCGGGTCCGACGTGGGCGACTGGGATTTCAACTGGATCGGCCTGGAGTCGGCCGAGGGCGTGCTGTTCGCCGTGGCCTACGTGCCCCTGCAGCAGAAGCGCCGCAACAACCCGCCACTGCAGGTGGGCAACAACATAACCCGCAACTTCCTGGTGGTGTTCGACGGCGCGCAGTCGCTGACCGGGATCACCATCGACGCGAAGACCTGGCAGCACGACTTCACCGTCCGGCTCGCCGGCATCGACGAGCGCGAGCGGCAGAGTAACCGCGACCTCTTCGGTCGTGCCTGCTTCTTTGGCAGCGCCCTGCAGGTCGAGAAGGCAGGCGGGCTCTATCAACTGAAAGCCGGTACCGCGTACATCGAGGGGATCCGGATTGCCCGGACTTCAGCGCTCGCCTTCACTAAGCCGGGTGGATACCCAACTGGTGTCTGGGTCGACGTATCGCTGGCCCGGGACGGCAACGACATGGTGGCCAACGTCGTTCCTCTATATGGGTCAGCGGCGAACAGGTTGGACTACACCGACAGCGCCGGAGTGAAGCACTACCTGGTGCAGCTCGCAGACCTGACCAACGCCGACACCATCGTTGATCGCCGGCCATCCGAGCCGGTCACCGGGGCGCTGGTGACGCACTTTGCTGCCCGCACTGGGGACTATCCGGGGCTGCGTGCCCGGGCTACGACAAAGGACGACGTGCAACTGAGCAACATCCCGAACGCCATCAGCGACGACGAAGCCAGCAACAGCAGCGCGATCCTGGCCACTACCAAGGCGGTCAAGAGCGCCACGACGCTGCTTTGGAACGCTCTCGCGAACATCGTCGCTGGCGATACCGCCGTCGGACGTGCTGTGAAGCTGGCCACCGCCCGGGTTATCACGTTGACCGGCGCCGTCACTGGCTCTGTGTCATTCGACGGCTCGGGAAATGTGAGCCTGGCCACCACCGCCACCCAAGCCACGGAAGCAGTGGCCGGCGGTGCAAAGGTGGCAACCAACGCACAAACGGCGGATGGTACTGACGACACGACCTTCGTCAGCCCGAAGAAGCTGCGCTGGGGGCTTTCCGCGAGCTTCCTGGCCTCGGGATACCTGCTTCTGCCCAGCTGGCTCGGCGGCTTCATCTTTCAATGGGGGCGGATCAACGGCATCACCCACACCGCCGAGATCACCCGGGACATCACCTACCCGATCGCCTTCACCACCACGCTCCTGGGCCTACACCCGACCGTGATCTGCAACCAGCACTGGGCGGCGCAGATCACCGTCTACGTGGGCAACGAGACGCTGCAGGGCGCGCGGCTCTACATCGACAAGGACAGCGCCGAGACATCGACCATCGGCCTGTTCTGGTTCGCCATCGGAAAGTGAGGTAAGTCATGCAGTTCTTCTATTCGCGTTCCACCGGCGGCCTGTACCTGGACGGCGTCCACGGCGACGGTATCCCTGTCGACGCCGTGGCGATCAGCAAGGCCCAGCACACCGAGCTGCTCCAGGGCGAAGCTGCCGGTCGGAAGATCGTCAGCGACGCCGCCGGCGTCCCGTTCCTGACCGATCTGCCGCCATCAGCCTCGCATGTGTGGGTCAACGGCGCCTGGACTCTTGAGCCAAGCGGCCTGTATGAGCTGAAGCGCAGCGAGATCAACGCCGCGTGCGAACAAGCCATCATCGCCGGGTTCACCTCCTCGGCGCTCGGCGATAGCTATCGATACGACAGCGCAGTGGAGGATCAACTGAACCTGCAGAGCTGGGTCATTCGCAAGCAGGACACGGAGTATCCATGCGCCGGTCAGGACGGCATCGTCCGGTTCCGACCGCACACTGCAGCGCAGTTGCAGCGGGTCAGCGACGATTTCACCGTCTTCCGGCACGCGCTGCTGCTCCGGGCCAATGAGTTGAAGGGCCAGCTGGAGGAGGCCCTGGCGATCGGCGACGCCGGCGCTATCGAGGCGATCGCCTGGAGTGAACCATGACCTGGTCGCCGATCACGATGCGCTGGCCAGCGCAGTCCACCAGTTGGCTCGGCGACCTGGACGCAGCGAAAGCCCTGGCTGCTACCGAGCTGGCCAGCACCGGCCAGCGGCTCAGCGGTCTGGCAGACATCGCCACGACTGCGCCAGGCCCAGTCGGCGAAGCCGCCCAGGGCGCAGTGGCAGCCGGGCACAGTGCTCTCGCCGCCCAGCTCGGTCAGGTGCCGGCCTGCCTGGCGGTCACGCCGTTCCAGAGCGGTGTTGGCCAGGGGCGGGGCCATCAAAAGTACCTGTCGGCGCCGAACCTCCTGCAGCAGCTGGCCAGCAAGCTGACCGACGCGGGCGACAGCGCCCGGCCTGCCGGCGAGCAATACGCCCTGGCGGTGATGTTCCTGGGCACCCGATACGACCAGTTCGCCGACACCCTGGGGCGCTTCAATGCGCTGCTGCCAATCCCCGACCTTGTGCGCACCGAGCGGCGCGCCCGGCACCTGTCCATGCTCGAGCAGGAAAAGTGGGTGATCCCCAGCGCCGGCGCGCTCCCGCGCTGGTGCGCCCTGCCGCTCGAGCGCTGCACCGTTGTGAAGGCTGCCAAGCAGTCGATGGCCGGCCAGATCGCCGCCCTGGAGAGCTACGCCGACAGCTCGCCCATGGCGGATCTCGCCGGACTGGCTGGGCGCAAGGCCGAGAAGGCTAAAGCCCGGGACCAGAAACTGGCCGACCTGCAGGCGCTGCTCGCCGGCGGACAGACTGATGGCAGCATGCGCGCCCGTTTGATCGGCCCGGGCTCACCAGCGGATCTGCGCCGTGATCTGCTCCAAGGCGATGCTCCGGGGCACGAGTGGGTGCTGTCCGCCGGCGTACTCTTGGTCGGATCCCGCGAGGGCTTGAGCTTCGTGCGCGAACTGGTGGGCCTATGACCCTGATGCTCGATGGCCAAAAGATCCAGGGCAAGCGCATGAAGGTCACCGCGAACCTGCGCATCGAGGCCGACGATATGTCGGGCCAGACCAGCGGCACTGAGAAGGCGCACAAGGGCTTCAAGCCCAAGACCCTGACCGTATCGCTGATGATCCCTTACAAGGATGCTGCGGACCTGCGCGCCCTGATGAGCCTGGCCGAGGCCACCGCCGGCGGCGGGCAGCTCAAGACATACCGGGTCGTGAACGATACCGCCGCGGCCTTCGGGATCCGCCAGGTGCAGTTCGCCGAGGGCGTGAGCGCCCGGGAGGACGACACGCTGGCCCAGTGGGTCGTCCAGTTCACCCTGTCCGAGAAACTGTCGAACCCGGAACGCGTGGAAGGCCGGCGCAAGGCCAGCAGCACCACGGCGCAATCCGGCCCTGGCCAAGCAGTAGGCAGCGGTGCCGGCGGCAGCGGGAGCGACGGTAGTGGCGGCGAACAGGGCCTGACTGGCTTCGAAGCCGTGCTCAAAAAGGTGGACACGTACATCGGCGGTGGCTCATGAGCATGAAGCTCCACAAGGTGCTGAGTGTTGGCGGGGCCGTTCTGCCGCTGATCCAGGACGAGGTTCGTCTGCAGCTCAAACACCCCGGGCGGGCTTCGTTCACGGTACAGGCCGGCAACTCGGTCAAGGGCCTGGTAACGCTGGACATCGGCTACAACGAAAGCCAGCTGCAGCGCCACTTTATCGGCTACGTCGAGCGCAGCACCGCAGTAAACGGCCAGCAGCAGATCCTGTTCTGCCGTGAGCTGGCCACTGTGCTCGAGCAGCCGCTGCCGCTCAACCTACGGCACGTCAGCCTGCAGGCCGTGCTCGAGGAGGTCAGCCAGAAGACCGGGCTGCGCTTTCGTGTACCTGCCCAGGCCTACGCCCAGGTGAAGGCCCCGTACTTCTACAGCTTGGGTGGCGGCTACCAGGCCATGGACAACCTGGCCAAGGTGTTCAGCGTGCCGGACTTCATCTGGCAGCAGCAGGGCGACGGCGAGGTGTTCGTGGGCAGCTGGGCCGATAGCTTCTTCGGCACACGCTCGCCGTTGCAGTTGCCGATCGAGCTGTTCGATGGCTACCAGGGCAACCAGAGCGCCACGATCTCAGCCCTTCCCGGGCTGCGACCAGGCGCATCGATCAACCAGGGCGAGCGGATCACGAATGTGACGCTGGCCGGCAACCAGATGGCCATCCGATGGACAACGCAATCAAGCGCAGCGTAGAGCGCCAATTCCCCGAACTCACCGGCGGTTGCCACCTGCCGCGCTTTGGCCGCGTCGTGGCGGTACCGGACGCGCCAACGGCGTCCGGGTTGTGCGACGACTTCCGGCCGCGCTTCGGCGTCGACGTGGAGATCCTGCTGCCGGATGGCGAACCCGACCCTGACCTGCCGGTACTGACCGGGCTGCCGCTGCCGGCGCCGATGGGCGGGCAAGAGGCCGGTATGTTCGGCTTTCCCGAGGAGGGCACCACCGTGGTGGTGGGATTCGCCTACGGCCTGCCACATAAGCCCTTCATCCAGCAGATCCTGGCCAACGGGCTAAGCCTGCCCCGGGTACCGAAAGGGGACCAGGTCTGGCAGCACAGCGAGGCCTGTCAGCAGCGCGTGGACGCGGACGGCAATTGGCTGCGCCAAACGGACGGAAAGATCCAGGATAAGGCGATCGAGCGCGAGGTTGAGGCCCTGGCCAACGCCGAGCAGTTCCAGAGCCACACCAGGAGCGTGGACGACCATTCGACCGAGACGGTGGGTGGAACCAAGACGCTCGAGGCACTGGGCGCGCTCAAGCTGCTTTCGGGCGGATCCGCGAGCCTGGCCGCGATTGATGACCTGCACCAGGCGACGGGCCGCGACCTCAACCTTGTGGTCGGACAGACGCTCAACACGACGATCGGGGGGGACCTGCAGGAGCGCATCGAGGGGATGCGCCAGAGCGTCACGGCGGGTAGTCAGCGGCTGCAAGCGTCAAAGACGTGGCTGGGGTCTGAGGGGGTGAACGTGCTGCAAGTGCTGTGCGACCTACTCGACTTGGTGCAGGAGATGAATACCCAGCTGGCGGGGCACGTTCATGGAATAACACCACCACCTAAAAATGCTGAAGCTTTTGTGAAAGCCGCGTCCGACTCAATGGGTTTAATGTTAAAAATTGACTCCATCAAACTCCGATAGCGCCCTAACCAATTAGAGCGCCATTTAAAGCGGGGCAGTTAAAAGCACCAGCTAAGAGATGCATGACACACAGAAGCCTCTACCTTGGAACCACATCACTACTTAGGTATCTCCTATCCATATTCTGAATAGGCTGATTTTTCTCTTCCAGCTCTATCCTGACATCATCCCATTCAAGAGAAAGCGACAGTGGTCTGCTGACTGCAGAGAATGCAGCCAGCCCAAAACTTTCACCATCGTTAATAGCTGCATATTTATCAGTATAATTCTGAATCACTTCCCGAGCCTCTCGCACCGAGCCTTCAATGAAGGAACGGACCTGCTCTTGCAGCTCGCTAATACACCCCATGTATTTCCTTGCAACCTGTTTCAGGTCTATCTTATCCTCCATTTCATTTAAGACTGATTTTTTGAACCCGGAATTCTCTCGAAGCCTATCTTTTAAAGAGTGCACTCCGATATTGAACACAAGCTTATCTGCCTGTTTATCTGCATTCATAGTCCATCTATTGGGATTGGTCACCGAGTGCACGGCATCAGCACAGTGAGTTATATGGCCTCGGAGAGCCTCAGCAAACCGATACTCCAAAGTTTCATCGTAGATTTTACTCCTCAAAGCTTCGACCATTTTTATCATGTGCGCTTTATCATCAACACACTTAGAGGCCATGCCAGGAATTAACTCCGTGTAGTTTTTTCCAAAAAATATGAAGTTTGCCACCCTTCTATTAAGGGCCGATAAAACTGTATAAGCCTTACTATAGTTGAAGGACGTATCTGTCAGGCTATCCATGGTTAGCAAAATAGCTTCACGCTCAAAGTCCATGAAATTCCCTAAAACAAGATCATATTTTTCCTCAATCGAAAGCGCTGCACTAAGGATGCTCCGTGACCTGACCAGCAACTTATATTCAGCCTCACTCACCTCGAGAGACTTCACAGGGCCCAGGAAATTTTGTTTCAAATAAAACTCATACTCGCCACTCAAGACTCTATTCCTTTTCCAAAAAACCAACTGCAAAACAGTGCGCGCAACTAAAATTTATTGAGCCCTAGCTTCTCATCCCTTACCTCGGCATTCTCAACCAGCCCAAAATAACAATATACCTGATCATTAGTAGCACCAATTAGCTCCAAAAGGTCCTTATTGGTGGTGTCAAAGTATGCACCTCTAACTACGTTCTCACACATATTCCATACCGTCATCGCTCGACTCGATAAATTTAGAAGCGCCAGAGAGTAGCTATAGAATGAAGAGACATTTGCTTCCCAGAGCTCAGGTAGAGCCTTGTTTATAATCTCGACTTCTGTAAGCAACTGCTGCACCCATTCCCTTTGCTCCTTACTAAACTTATGCGCTATATCGGAAAAGTACTCATTCAAATAGAGAGAGCTGATACTACCCGGGAGATTATGACGTGCAGGCTTTTTCTTGAAAGCGACGCACTCCATCAACTTGCAAAGTTCTAAAAGCAACTGGACCACTGAACCTTGTATCTGACGGACGTTCTCATCACAACACATAAGTTTATTTTTACTTGCTTGCCCCTCCTTACGCGAAGAGCTTAAATAATTTAAGTAAAAACCCAACAGCGCCCCGCATAGGGCAGATACAACTGGAATAAATTTATCCACAGTCAGCTTAACCTGACCTACCTGCATGTACTCAATACACTGCGAAAAGCTTTCAATATCCATATATCAGACGCTCAAAACTGAAATCCACATTTAAAATCCTATTCTGCTCCACTGTAACACCCCACTGTTTCCAACTCTGATCATAGGAGATTTTAGTACATCTGCCTTCAGGCGATGGGGCCTTACAAAGCATAAGCTTTCTTCAATACTAGCGAAAAGCTTGCCAACACGATGCCAAGCGATTTGAGAAAACTGGGAGCTGCGAAAAAAATCGGGATTGGGAATCACTTATCCCCCTCCCGCCGACGCGCTTTGCCTCGTAGAAAAGTGAAAAGGACCTGGTAGGTGCAACGGAGAGCTACAGCAGGCCCGGCGCGGGCCGCCGGGGAGGAAGGGGCATTGCACGCTGTGCAAGCATTTGAACAGGTATGCAATCAGGTACAGCTGCGAGCGTCCACATTACGTCCACACCGCCGACCGAAACCCGACCCGCATGTACGTACATATTCAATAAAATCAGCGTATTGCGGAGTTTTCACAACGGCCACAGGCATTTTTGTCGGGCTCATAATCCTTTGGTCCACGGTTCGAGTCCGTGTGGGCCCACCACCTTCAAAGCCGCGCATTGCGCGGCTTTCGTGTGTTTGGCAGCCGTACCCCGCCCCGACCCCAGATCGCCCCTTCATGCCAACTGCGACCACCTGCCCCATCTCGACAAAACTTATAAATAACTTATAATTCAACCTTGGGAGCAAGGTGAAATGGGCATGGGCACGATCATCTGGTCACGCAAGGCAGTCAAACAGCTCAGAAAGATCAACAAGGCCGATCAGCCCAAGATCTACGATGCCGCCCAGGCACTGGCTCACATGCCGAACGTCCAGAACGTCAAGACGTTGGTCAACCATCAGTATGGCTACAGGCTACGGGTCGGGAACTACCGCATCCTTTTCGACTGGGACGGCGGGGTGAAGATCGTAAATATCGAAGAGGTCAAGAAGCGCGATGAGCACACCTACTAA